AATTCATTACAAAAGTAATGAATCGTTAGGAATTGTCGAAAGACATCCTGGCGATACCACGTTATGGTGATTATATGACAATACTCGATTATGTTAAGACTAAAGTAGATATTGAACATGAAGAGGGCGATAATACTTTTGATGAAAGATTATTAATCGATATCGAAACAGCACTAGCAGAACTTCAACAGTTAACCGAACTCCAATTACCAGATGATATTTCAAACACAACAACCTTTGAAGATGTATTGACTACATCTGATAAAGGTCTATTAATGTTGTGTAAAACATTCATCGGTATTTGTGTTCGACTTACTTTTGATCCTCCATCAGGATCTGTTCTTACTTCTTTAGAAAAATCTAAAGATTCTATTGCATCACGAATCACCATCCAACCGAAAGAGGTTTTAAATGAATGATACCTTAGAACACTACGGTGTGAAAGGAATGAAGTGGGGTCAGCGCAGAGCCGCCGCTAGAATGGCTAAGAAGGCTAAGAAAAAAGCTGAAAAGCAATCTAGAAAAACTGTTGATGAGTGGGATACAAAGTATAAAAAACGATCTGATATGACAGACGATGAAATCGCAGCCGCTACAAAAAGAATTCGGTTGGAAAACGAGTTTGCGGAACAATTATCACGATCTTCTAAATATACCGGTGTTAAAAAGAATGGGTTCGGAGAATCCGTTAAAAACATTGCTAACACCACTAATAATTTGAACAAATCTCAAAAACAATTAGCTGGTATTGCTACGGCTACGGCCAGCGGAGTTGGTTTAGCATATCGCTATAAAGACAAGATTCCGGATTTAGCAAAAACTGTTTATAGAACAGCTAAGAAAGCCAAAGTAGGAAAAGCTGCTAGATCGGCGGCAACTTATCAGAAGTTACTCCCACCTCCATCTAATTGGTAATCTCACATAGAGGTGAATAATGGTATTATCTAATAAAGCCTATCCGGAAGAATACTCAAAGTTTAAAGAGTCAGTACTTCGTGGTGAAATTCCGGTGAACAGACAAATTTCGTTAGAAATGAATCGAATAGACTTTTTAATACAGTCACCAGATTATTATTACGACGATCAAGCTATTCAAGGTTTCATTAGATTCTGCGAAAACGAAATGACTCTTACAGATGGTAGTGATGTAACGTTGTTACCATCATTTAGATTATGGGCCGAATGTGCTCTTGCGTGGTTCTACAAATCAGAAGATAAAGTATTTAATCCTGAGCGTGGTCGATGGGAAATAAAGATTAGGTTAAAACGTCTAGTTAACAAACAATACTTGATCGTTGGTCGTGGTGCCGCGAAATCTCTATATGCTACATATATGCATGCTTATATGCTACTAATAGACCCTGCTACAACTCAACAGGTGGTAACAGCTCCAACGATGAAACAAGCCGAGGAGACAATGATGCCATTTGTCACAGCGATCTCTAGAGCAAAAGGTCCATTGATTCAATTCATGACCAAAGGATCTAAGATGACTGGAAATCTTAACCAGAAGCAATTATTATCATCTACTAAGAAAGGTGTCGAAAACTTTGCTACGAATTCTATCATGATGATTCGTCCTATGTCCATTGATAAACTTCAAGGGCTTCGTTGTAAGTACGCTACAGTCGATGAATGGTTATCTGGTGATGTTAAAGAAGATGTTGTTGGCGCTCTAGAACAGTCCGCTTCAAAGAATCCAAACTGGCTCATAATCGCTACAAGTTCCGAAGGAACTGCTCGTGATGGAGTTGGCGATACGATCAAGATGGAGCTTATGGACATTCTAGAAGGACGATACTTTAACCCTCATGTGTCTATTTGGTATTATCGTCTAGACGATGTTAAGGAGGTTGCTTATCCAGAGACTTGGTTGAAGCTAATCCTAATCTAGGGGCTACCGTTTCCTATGAAACATATCAACAAGAAGTCGAACGTGCTGAAATGCAACCGTCAACAAGATCTGATACATTAGCAAAACGTTTTGGTATTCCTGTAGAAGGACATACATATTTCTTCGTTTACGAAGAGACTCGACCGCATAGACCTCAGGACTTTGATGGTATGGAATGTGCGATGGGAGCCGACCTTTCACAAGGTGATGACTTCTGTGCGTTTACGTTTCTATTCCCTCTGGGTAGAGGACGCTTCGGGGTAAAGACTCGTTCGTATGTTTCCGAATCTAAGTTAAAAAAACTTAACACAGCGATGAGAAATAAATACGACGAACTCATTAACGAAGGTACGCTTATTGTAATGCCTGGAGTTCTACTTGAGATTGATCGCATATACGACGATATAGAAGAGTTTATATACAGTCATAGATATTCTGTATCCGCGTTTGGCTACGACCCATATAATGCTAGAGATTTTGTCCAAAGATGGGTTAGATCTAATGGTGAATATGGTGTGGAAAAGGTTATCCAAGGCGCCAAAACAGAGTCTGTTCCTATGGGAGAGATTAAAAACCTCGCTCGTGAACGAATGTTAATATTTGACGAGGAGATGATGAAGTTTGCGATGGGTAATGCTGTAGCAATACAAGATAACAATGGCAATTATAAACTATCTAAGCGTCGTCAAGATGAGAAGATAGATAACGTCGCCGCATTAATAGATGCGTGGGTCGCATATAGTCGCAATAGAGATCTATTTGATTGACCAAAGCGTGGATAAAATGCTAATATTATATGAAGGAGAACTTCTCCACACAGACTCATCCACTGATATCCTTGAACACTACGGTGTGAAAGGTATGAAGTGGGGAAAGCGTTTGGGAACATCCGCTAAAAAAGTAGCTAACTACTACGATCATACAAATCGAATGAATCGAAAGATTAATGCCAATGTTGATAAACGTGATCGAACACAAAAACAATTAGATTCTTTAAATAAAGAAATGTCAACACGTTCAAATTTTAGAAAACTACGATTAAAAACAGCCGCGTCATACGCATCTATTTATGGCGTAAAAAATCTAGGTACACCAGCGTCTAACGTAGCTCTAGGAGCGGCTATCGGCGGTGGTTATGGAGCTGTAATGGCTCGTAAACTAAATCGTGCAAAACGATCTAAGTTGGTCGGTGATATAGTAAATACAAATACTAAGATTGCCAATATTGAGTATAAACGAGACAATAGAATTAATAAAAAATCCTATAAGAACACGTCCAAGTCTCTAAAAAAAGAACGTAACAAAGCTTTAAATGATGTTTCCGATAAACAAGATCGTAAACTAGTTAAAAAAGAATACTCATCAAAACTAAGAAAATCCAAGAGAACTTATAAAGACAATAAGTACGCAAACCGTGAGAAATTGGATAGATTTTATGATTATAACTACATAGATAGATCGTAGTGTCCAATAAAGGATAAAATGCTAATATTATATGAAAAGAATGGTTATGTTAAAGATAAACGAAAAAATACATCTAACAACGTTTCAAGATTCGTTGGACTAGAACCCATGGTTAAGAAAGTGAGGTAAGGGATTTAAATGAATATAATAGATCAGCTTGAACATGGGTGGAATTTATTCTTCCCGAGGGAAGGTTCTGCGAATTTGGTCGAGACTGATCCTAAGTATCAGATCTCTTATGAACCTCATTCGCTAAATCCAAACAACTCAATACCTATAAAATCATATTCCAGTTCAGCATTTGCATCAATGTTATTTAATCGAATCGCTATAGATGTATCTATGATTCGATTCATGCATGTTAGATTGGAAAAAGATAGTGATAAACAAACGATTCAGAAAGATTCTTCATTACAGAGACTGTTTGATGTAGAAGCTAACATAGACCAAACATCAACAGACTTCTTCCACGATCTAACATATTCACTATTCGATGAGGGTGTGGTAGCAGTTGTTATAACAGAAGCAACAAATGATCCATCTGTAACAGGTATGTATAATATTGGATCTGTTCGTGTTGGTAAGATAACTCAGTGGTATCCTACAACCGTAAGGGTAAAATTGTATAATGAAAATACAGGTCAATTCTCAGAGGTCCTTGTGCTCCTGTAATTCCC